CGGTAAGTTACATCAGCAGCTAAAGCTGGGATGTATTGAACGTTACGGATACGAACCCATTTCTTAGGAGCGTACAGTGCAAGAGCGCCGTACCAAAGGACAGTGAACGTAGTTGTAGCATTCATTTGCGCTAATGGTAGTTTCATCATTGGTAGTAACTCTAGTAAGCTAAGAACTTGAGGAGTCATTTCACCAACGAATACATCAGTTGTTTCTGGAATTGTTTCGTTGCGGTCGATTACTACTAACTCATCTTGGTCGTTACGTTTTGAAACTGGGAAACGAGCGATTAAGAAGTAGTGACCTGTTTCATTACCACGACGGTATACAGAGATGAACTGTGGAGATGCTTGGTATAAGTTAGCTAGTTTAACAGTTAACTTAACTTCACTTTCAGCTGCTGCAACTGTAGCAATAACTTCGTCAGACGGTAATGATTCTGCATCGTCAGAATGAACTACAACTTTGTAAGCTTGCTCTTTGATATCTTCCGGACGGAATTTACCTTTACCTGCTGCAACTGTTGCTACAACTGATGCTGGAGCTTGAGGAGCGTTAGGTTCAATCATACGACCTTCTACTAAGATATTATCATTCTCCATGATTGTTGAACCGTGAAGATTGATAGCACCACGAGTAGATAAGAATTGGTTGATTGAGAATCCAGTAGAGAATCCACCAGCTTGTGACGGTTGAATTACACGTTGACGGTCTAGTAAGTTATTCGTGAAGTCCGCTTGCACCCCAATCGGCATAAACGCATCTGTAGCACGACCGTAACCTTTACCAACGATAACTGCTGCTTTGTTTAAAGTTTCTTCAGTTAAACGTTTACCAGCTAAGTCAATTACGTTTGTATCTTTATCAATTAATTTAGTTAATCCATCAAACTCTAATCCTGCTTGACTATCATCTTCTGCCGATAATGCTGCATCTCCGTAGAAAATACCCCACTCGATAGATTTTGCAATAACAGAGATTGCGTCTTCTGTCAAGATTGACATTGGGTCAGCGATGTTATTCACAAGACCAGCTGCGATAGATTGTTGTTTAGTGTCAGATAAGAATTTCATCTGTACTGTCTTTTGACGGATATTAGGGTCATTGATACTAGCTACCCCAACCTCACGAACGAAACGTGAATGACCTGTACGACCATGTTGGTTAAATACAGCATACTTAGCAACAGTTGAATTTACTTGCTGCTTATTAATTAATGGATAAATCGTAAAGTCTGCATTGTCATAAGCAAGCATTTTTACTTGGTCTTCTAGTAATTCACGACGTAATGCAGCTGCGTTTTGTTGCGTGTCAGGAGTGATACCTGTACCAGTTGTAAACGACTTGCTTACAATCTCAGCTAACTGGGCTTCAGCTTGCTCAGGCAACTTAACCTCTTTTTCTTTTTCTACTTTTACTTCAGTCATTATTTTTATCTTCCTTTCAAAGTGGTTTGTATTTTATTCACAATATTCAAAATATTCTGTTTCCTCACTATAAAACTAGTATATCATAACAAGAGGAAGTAGCTTAGGAGGAGTCCACTACAACCTCTTCTGTACTTAATATAACACTTAGTACTACCTTTTTCTAATTAGTAGCGTCCTTCTACAATTGCTTTGACAGCTGATTCATCTTGTTCACTTGCATATCCACCTTTAACACGGTTAACTACGCCAAACAAGAATCCTTTTTCTGTAGGATTAGCTTTACCAGACTGTACATAGTTAATTACAGAACCGATATGGTCGGCAGCTTTAAATACTTCCTCTTCTACTTCAACTTCAACTTCCGGAGCATCAGCAGATTTAGCAACGTACTCTACGCCTTTACCATCTAAGTCTTCATCTTCATCCATAGATTTAGCTACAGCTTCTGTTTCTGGTACAACTACAACTTCCTCTTCTACTTTGGTTTCTGGAATTTCTAACTCTACCTTTTCTTTATCTTCTTCTTCTTTAACTTCGTCGACAACCTCTGCCTCTTTAACCTCTTTAGCTTTAAGCTCTTCAACATGTTTAGCGATGTTCTCAATCATAGGAAGTACTGATTTTTCAATTCTCTCTAAACGTTCAACTACAGATTCTTGATTCTTGGCAACAGCAGTAGTTGACTTGACAACTGATTCTAGGAATGTAATAAACTCTGCACCAATTGGTAATGCTTCCGCAGATTTAGTAACTTCCTCTTCTTTGTCTTCGGATTTCTCTACTTTCTTTTTATCTTTCTTTTCAGTCTTTTCTTCTTCATGCTCATCACACTCTTCGTCAGACTTTTCTACGTCCTCTTTGTCTTCTTTCTTTTTATCTTTATCTTCTTTCTTTTCTTCCTTAGCGGACTTCTCAACAACTTCCTCTTCTTCCTTAACCTCTTCTTCTTTTTCTTTTTCTTTAACTTCCTTTTCCTCTTCCTTCACTTCAACTTCCTCCTCTACTTCTACTTTAGGCTTTTCTGGAGCAATTACTTCTGTCTGAGCCAACTCCATTGATTTTGTTACTTCCTCTAACTCTTTGTTTAATCCTTCAATTGATACTGTCATTTTACATTCTCCTTCATAATTTTATTTTTAACTTCTCGTAATGCATCGTCTCGTGACATACCTTTTGCTAATTGTAAAAACAATACTGCACTTTCTGGTTTGTTTCTTCCCATATCATCTAAGTGTTTACCAATCTTTCCCCATACATCCTTAAACTCTTTATCAGACTTTCCTTTTAAAGTCCAAGTTAGATTGTAAAGACTTCTAGCGAAATTCTCTGGACTTAACGCACCAGCATCAATTGAATCCTCAGGTGAAATGCCATATCCAGCTGTGAACGATTTTGCGAAGTGTTCCCACACTGCATTAGGATTAGCTGGGTTAGTAGTAACGGCTACATTTGT